AGGCAAACGGTCACCTGAAGTAAGCTCCGCCAAAACAAAAGGAGCCACCCGAAGGCGACCCCTTTCGCTTTTTACCACCTCCCCGTACCTTTACCAGAGAGAGCGGGGCGGCGGACGTAACACCGGCCGGGGGCCGGGCATTACCTATGTCATTTGCGTTTCCGTTAGCCAGCCCTCAGTCGATAGGTGACAACCTGGACGGGCTTGGGCTTGAAGATCAGGGCGCCAATGCCGCCGAGCGCGATGAAGCGACCGCAGCCGGAACGCTGAACTTCACTGACCACGTTCTGGACCTCATAGCCTTTGGCCAGCAGCTTGTTGGCGTCCTTCTGGTACTCCGCATCGTTCTTGTAGCGGCGGACGATTATAGCTTTCTGCGTCATCGCAATTTCTCCTCAGCAGGAATCGCCGCGCCTACAGGGGCAGGCAAATGCCCGAAACGAGTAACTGCCTGCTCCAAGAGCCACCCGAGGGACTTGAACCCTCAACCTCTCGCTTACGAAACATATTCGCTTGAGGAAACCAGCCGCCGGGCAAATAGTCATTCAGAGGAATCTTGCCGGCGGCTTGTGTTGTACTGGCGGTGGAACCGTTCGAGGTCATCCGGCTCGAGGCGCACATACATATTGAGCGTCGTGGAGACGTCGGCATGACCGAGGATTTCCTGCACGGCTTTGGGGGGCGCGCCATTGAGGACCAGCCGGCGGGCGAGGGCGTGGCGGAACGCGTGGGCGCTGAATTGCTGGACACCGGCCCGCTTGCCCAGACGCTTGAGCAGCAGGTAGACGCCGGAGCCGGTGAGCGGCGTGCCGGCGCGGGAGAGCCACAGAGCGTCGGGCACGTTGGGACCTCGGGCCCGCAGGTAGCGGCGGAGCGCCTGGCAGGCCTCGTCGCCCAGGTAGACGTAGCGGGCCGCGTGCGTCTTTTCGCTTTCGACGATGGCCCGGCCGCGCATCTCTCCGCCGTTTTCGCTGATTCGCACGCCGTGAGCCGTCATGGACACCAGTTCGCCGACCCGGCATCCGGCGTCGCGGAGCGTGAGAACGATGGCCAGGTCGCGCGGCCCGCCCAGGTCGGCGACGGCTATCAGCCGGTCGATGTCCCCGTCGTCGATGTCCTTTTTGCCTTTAGCGGGCAGCCTTGGCAGCAAGAGCCGGCGTGCGGGCGATGCGTCAATGTGACCTGCTTTGACGAGATGGTTGAAGAAAGATTTCACGGCCCGGCCGTAGCTATCGACGGTCCACGGGCTAAGGCGCTGCCCGGGCTTGTAGCGGTTGGGCGCGTCGCGCAGGGAAGCGTGCCAGGCGATGACTTGCTCGGGCGTGACGTCGCAGGCGCGCACGTCGCCGACGTAATCGATAAGGGTCTCTACCGGCACGCGGAACCAGTGGGGCCGGCGCTTGCCCGTCGTGGTGATGTCCTCGACGATGCGCAAGGCGCGGGAGAGCGTTACGGGCATGAGCCGCCGCCGTATTTTGTCGAGCAACCGCGGGCTCCTTTGGTGGCTGCGGGACGGCGGGCACGCACCGTCCAGCATAACACAGGAGCCGAAATTAGCACAGTCGTTCTAGCGGTCAATGGGCAATTTGTCCTTACGAGCACTTTAGCAGGCGAGAGCTTCCCGGGAGATTTCCGGCCGTGAAGTGGCCGATTTACGGCGCAATTGCGGCGCTACTTGGGGTGCTGCTTCTCAAGGTGCTGGTCCAGCGTGAGGCATTGAGGATTCTGGTGAGCGATGGCCCTTACGTTCGGTAGCCTGTTTGCGGGCATCGGCGGCTTCGACCTGGGCCTTGAACGGGCCGGGATGGAGTGTCGCTGGCAGGTTGAGATTGACGGTTACTGCCGACGGGTGCTGGCGAAGCATTGGCCGGAGGTGCCGAGGTATGAGGACGTGCGCTAGGTCGGAATCCGAAACCTGGAGCCAGTTGACGTTATTGCCGGCGGATTCCCTTGCCAACCTTTCAGTGAGGCCGGGAAGCGCGCGGGCGCGGCTGACGACCGCAACCTATGGCCGGAGTATCGCCGAATTGTTGCCGAGCTCCGGCCCCGTTGGGTACTTGCTGAGAACGTGCCTGGCCTTCGGCGGCTATACCTCGACCAGGTGCTATCTGACCTGGAAGGTTTGGGCTACGCCTGGGCGGCGGTTGATTTACCGGCTGTCGCATTCGATGCCCCGCACCTACGGCACAGGCTCTTTATTGTGGCATGGAATGTGGCCGACTCCGAAATCACAGGACGCGATATTTCACACGCCGGGAACAACAGGGCGGCCAATGGAAAAAGTAACGCATTTGGTAACGGCCGCCCGGTTCTGGCGGATACCCATAAGCACCCCCAACAGGCGCGGGATAGATGGTGGCAGCCATTCCCGCAGAGCATCCAAGAGCAGGGGGACTCATGTCAGTACAAGCGGTGGCAGCCTGAACCCGACGTGGGTCGAATGGCTCATGGGGTTCCCGCTCGGGTGGACCGACTTAGAGCCCTCGGAAACGCCGTAGTGCCGCAGGTCATCGAGCATGTCGGCCGGCTCATCGTGGAGGCGGAATGCCTACCCGGCCAACGATAGGCGGCCATCGCATGAATGCGGCCATAGCCGAAACCGGCCGGGCCCTGGATTGCGCGGAAGGCGAGGGCATTGAGGCGCTGTCTAAGGCGAGCATCAACCCGCTCGGGCTGGTGGCCGCGATTGGCCGGATGCTTGGCCATACCCGCGCTGCCAAGGCCGGCCTGGCCGATATTGAGCAGATACACAGTGAGAGTAGACGGAGGACATGACGATGACCCTGTTACGCGAGCTGCCGTCCATCGACCGGGCGGCGAGTGAAGAGGCGTGGGAGTGGCTGCAGGAGTCAGCGCCCATCTGGGCCGACGCGGTAGCCGAGGAAGTGCGCGCCGGCGCGACACCGGAAGTCATCTACCAGGGCGTCTTGCGCCGGGTGGGAGGCCACCGCGAGGCGCTGGCCGTCCGCTGCAAGCTGGCGGCGATGCACCTGGTGACAGAGCGCGAGGCCGAGCGCCAGCCGGTGGGCCGGTGACAAGGTGCCCTTGGTGCGATGCGATGTCTGCTCGTTTCACCACGCGCACGTCGCCTTCCGCAGCCGGCTGTACTGCTGGCCCTGCTGGCGGCTGCTGGTGCTGGAAGCGGCTGGTGATGCCCAGGGCGATGCCATGAGGCAGGCCAGTCTAAACCGTTGCCTTGACGTCGAGGCCCTGCACGCGGTGGGCGTGCCCATCGTCGCCGCCTGTGAGCGGGCCGGCATTAGCGCGCCGACGTATTACCGCTACCTGCGGGAAGGGCAGGGAGAGGCAGAGCGGCGATGCGCCAGATGTGGGCTCCTGATTTTCAAGGACGCGGGCCAGGCGTGGGCTAAGGGCATTCCCTGGGATGAGCGAATCAACCGCGCCGTGGGCCGGCATTGTATTGGCTGCGCGGTGCATGATGTTTGACCAAAGCGGGGCTGCAATAGGGCAGGGCAAGCGCGGTTCGACTCCGCCCCCCGCTTCATACCCAATTATGAATTGGTGCCGAGTAACAGGAAAGGGTGTGCAGGCCGCGGTTGACCTGGGTGACGCGGCCGGTCCCGTGCCAGCGGTAGTGCAAAGGGCCCAGGCGAGAAAGGCGCCACGTGCACGTGGCCTTGTTGAAGACACGTGTGACGACGAAATGGCCGGCGGTCATCTGGCAGCCGCCGGCTCTTCCCTTGACAACCCTGATGAAGGCGAGAATGGCGGCAGCAGTAGCGGTCGGCGCCTGGCCGGACGCGGCCTGGTAAAGCGGCGGACGCGCCGTCAGTTGAGAGGGTGTGACTCCCTCCCGCCATTCTCGCCGTGTCTCATGTATGACCACAGCGGGGCTGTCCTCCCCCCAGCGCCTTGTGCAGCCGTGCGGTTGGTGCGCGGGCGCCGCCGCCCGGCGCCTTCATTAGCAGGCCAAGACGGAGATAAGAGGCGGTGGCCACGGGCCTTAATTTTCGCAAGTACGTCCAAGTGCGGAGCCGCCCGCCTGCTTTCTTTCGACGACGGCATGGGTTCCTCCTTTGGTGTGGCCGGGGCGGTAGTGCTGCATGGCGCGGCGAACGGCCGCCCCGGCCCGAGGGCTGAGTAAATGAGCGTAAAAGTCATGGGCATGGTCTGGGAGACTTCCCTGCCGCCCAATCAGAAGCTGGTGCTGCTGGCCTACGCCGACCACGCCGACCACGATGGTAACAACGTCTTCCCGGCCGTCGGCCGAATAGCGATGAAGACCGGCTACAGTGAGCGCCAGGTGCAGCGCGTGACGGCCAAGCTGGTCGAGGCGGGCTGGCTTATTAGCGACGGCGATGGTCCGAAAGGGACCAACCGATACAGCATACCTATGGACCGCCTGCCCGATGCACCAGCAGATATGGCGGGTGACAGATTGTCACCGGGTAGGGGCGACAGATTGACACCCCAGGGCGACAGATTGTCAGGGTCAGGGGTGACATCTGCGACAGGGGGGGGTGACATGTCGTCAGGGTCAGGGGTGACACCCATGTCACCCGATCCGTCATTAGATCCATCAATTAACCATCCGATGAAGAAGAATGGCGTCACCGTCGCCGACGAGCTTGGTTTGAACAACCAGAAGGTGCAGCAGGTGCAGGATTTCTGCCACAAATGGTTGCGGAAGATTGGCAAGGGGATGCCGTCAGAGGATGCCAAAGCCTACGAGCTGTACCTCACGCCGGCGGCGATGCTGCTGGACCGCTACGAGTGGGACATGGACGCCGCCTTTAAGGTGGCGATGACCGTGCGCGGCCAGATGCTCGACAACGGCAAGACGCCCTACTACCTCGCGGCGATCGTGCCCAAGGTGTTCGCCGCCTTAGATTCAATCAGCCAGGAGCAACGATGGAATACCACCTAGCCGGAAAGCGAGTCTCACGCGAGATGCATGATTTTGTCCAGGCCGAGAAGCGCAAGGGCGGCCGGCTCAGCCTGCTCGTGCCTGAAGGCGTGGCTCCGCCCGGCGGCTGCCAGAACTGCCACGGCGGCCGGCTGTTCGTCGGCCTCATCGTCGGCGGACCCCATGACTCGGCTCCGCCGTTCTCGAAGATGGGCGTGCCGTGGGTGAAGCCCGGTGAGGGAAACACGAAAGGTGAGACGCCGGTCACGGCCACCTTTGATGAGGGTAAGTGGTATCAGCGTATCACGCGAGCCTTTCGCTGCCCGCTATGCCAGGTGAGCGTAGCCGACGATGCCTTCGAGGCCGCTTTTGAGGAGCCGCGCTCGGGCCGACTGACCAGCATCGGCGACGTGGCTCAGAAGCTCCGGGGGTTCTAATGCCAAAAGCCGCCACCACGCTCCCATCCTACAACTCGCTCATGGAACACAAGGCGCCGTGCCCCTACTGCGGCGGCAAGACTATCACCCGCGTGCTCGGCTGGGAGTACGGCATCGGCCACCGCGCCCTGCTCGAGTGCCAGAACCCCGACTGCGGCAAGCGCTCCCATACCGCGTATGCGCCGGGGCGGGGAAGACGGGGCGTCTGATGCGCTCCGAAGCCGAGCTCACGGCCGCCCACGAGCTTCTGCGCGCTCAGGCCGCCTGGCAGGAGCAGTACGGCCGTACGGAAGTCTGGCGCTGGCTGGTGGCCGGCGCGGCCGAGGCGCTCGCCTGGGTGGTTGGGGCAGACGAGCGAGGCATGGCGCTGGCCGGCTGGCTTGCGGCCGATGTCGAACGGTATCTACGGGACGGGTACAGCGACCTGCCCCTGTTCTCTAACGGAGGTGCATGATGCTCCCTTTCGTTCTCTTTCTGCTGGTCATGGCTGCGCTCTGCACCGTCCTGTTCCTGGCCGCCTTCGTGGTGGCCAGGAAGGCCGACGACGCGGAGATGCGGGGGCCGAAGCTGTGACTCAAATAGTGTTTGGCAGCCAAGAGGCGCGAGCAGTCTTGCAGGCTGACCTCGAGTTGCAGCGCCTTGATGCTCTTGGACCTAGGTTTCTGGAAATCGAAGACGAACTGCGTGCATCTGATGAAGAGATAAACGCCCTCCTCGACGAAATGGCCCTCATTCAAAGCCGCATGTCTGAACTGCGTAATGAGCGGGCCAAGCTAAAGGGGGGTGAGCTGTGACCGGCCAGCAGCCAGCCTACGACTGGGAAGGCGTGCCCGCCGCCTACGTCATCCGGCACAACGGCAAGGCGCTCCGGCCGGAGACGGTCGTCGGACTGCTGGACCTGCTAGACCGCGTTAACGAGGAAGCCAACAAGCGGATTGCGCGAGAGGAAGGCGAGCCGCCTCACGTGGCGCGAATCGACCCGTCGCCAGTAGGAGATGACGATGTTATCCCCTACGTTTCACGGATAGACCCGACACCACTAAGCCCAACGGCTGGCGATACTCTCGACGACGTACGGGGGCGCAAACGATGACCCGCCGCGTCGCCGGCCTGGCGCTGCCCATGATGATTATGCTAGGCCCGATGCCCCACGAGTTGACGCCGCGCCAGCAGGTCCAGGCGGCCCTGCAGGCGGCCGGCGTGCCGTGGGAGCTGCACCGCGACTTCCTGGCTGTGTCCTACTGCGAATCGCGCTGGAACCCGGCAGCGCGCGCTGCCGGCCACGACGTGAGCGGCCTATTCCAAATCTACTGGCCAACCTGGGCGCCGTGGGCCGAGCGTGAAGGCCTCGGCGACTTTCCGGACGAGGCCTGGTCGGATCCGGAGACCAACGCCCGTCTGGCGTACCTGATCGGCGAGTATTACGACATGCCGCGCTACGGCGACCGCTGGCACCAATGGCAGGCTAAGCCCTGGTGGGAGGAATGCCGGGGCGGCGTCCGCGCGACGCTGGTGTGGCAAGAGTCATGACGACGGCCGTCAGGAAAGCGGCAGGTTTCCGCTGGACGCCCAGCCGCGAGCGCGCCGCGTTCTCACTGGCTGGGGGAAGCACCCGCGACGAGGCGGCTGACGCGGCCGGTGTCTCGCAGCGCACCCTCTACCGCTGGCTCGACAACGCCGAGTTCGCCGCCGAGGTGGACCGCCTTACGCTCATGATGGGTATCGCCACCAAGGCCGAGCGCCTCCGCATCGCCATGCGCGTCGTGCACGCCCGTACCCAACAGGAACCTATCGCCCAGTCAAAGGCCGACCTGCTCGACTGGCTCAAGTTCGTCCAATCGGAGACCGATGGCCTTAAACTCGACCTTACCGCCCTCCTTACGGCTGCTACAGCGTTGGCCGGAGGCGGACCAGAAGGAACTTCTGGCCACGCTCCACCAAGGCTCACAGCAGACAACGGACGGGCGGACACCAAGGGCTAAGCAGCTCCCGCCGCCCGGCGACTGGCGCATCTGGCTGCTGCTGGCCGGCCGCGGCTTCGGCAAGACCTACACCATCTGCCGTTTCGCCGACGAGCAGGCCCGCGCCATGCCCGGCAGTAGGGGCGCCATCGTCGGCGCGACGTCCGGCGACTCGCGCGACGTGCTGGTAGAAGGCGATTCCGGCCTGCAGTCGTTCTACCCGAACGGCGGCCTCAATTACGAGCCATCCAAGCGCCGGGTCACCTGGCCGAACGGCTCCCGCGCCACGCTGTTCTCGGCCGACGAGCCGGGCCGGCTGCGTGGTCCGCAGTTCCACTGGGCCATCGCCGACGAGCTGGCCATCTGGCGGCGGCTGGAAGCCTGGGACAACCTGCTCCTTGGCCTCCGCCTCGGCGACGACCCACGCCTGGCCGTGGGCACGACGCCCAAGCCGCTACGACACATCAAGGCGCTGATTGCCGACCCGACCGTCGCCGTGACGCGCGGCACGACCTACGAGAACCGCGACAACCTGGCCGACGCGTTCTTTACCCAGGTCATCGGCCGCTACGAGGGAACGCGCCTCGGCCGGCAGGAGCTGTACGGCGACATCCTGGACGACGTGCCTGGCGCGCTGTGGTCGCGCCAGTTGCTTGACGAGCACCGCGTGAGCCGGCACCCGGACCTCTACCGCGTCGTGGTCGGTGTCGACCCGCAGGCATCGACCGGCCAGACGGGCATCGTCGTGGTTGGCGTGGCCCGGCACGGCGACGAGCTGCACGGCTACACGCTGGACGACGCCACGCCGCCGGCCGGCGTATCGCCCGCCCAGTGGGGGCTGGCCTCCGTCGCCGCCTACCACAAGTGGGGCGCGGACCTCATCGTCGGTGAGGTGAACAACGGCGGCGACATGGTCGAGAACGTCATCCGCAATGTGGAAGGCGGCCGCGCCGTGCGCTTTAAGGCCGTGCGTGCGACGCGTGGCAAGTACGTCCGGGCCGAGCCGGTAGCGGCCATCATGGAGCAGGGCAGGGACCACCATGTCGGCCTGTTCCCCGAGCTTGAAGATGAGCTTTGCGGGTGGTTGCCCGGCGACGAATCGCCAAACCGACTAGACGCCAAGGTCTGGGCCTACACGGAGCTGATGGTGGGCGAGGGGCCGACGGCCGGGATGCGCCAGGCCCACGTCGCCGGCCGCGCCTCTAGCAACGGCCGCCGTACTGCTATCCGACGGCATGGCTGACGACCTGGACATGGGCATCACCAGCATCGCCCGCGCCGCCGAGCAGGTCGCGGAGTGGCCGCCGACGACGCTGGACCTAGTCGAGCGGCAGCTCATCGGCCTGCTGCACGCCATTTGGAAGGCGCAAGGCAAGCGCAAGCGCATTGTGACCCTGGCCAACGGAGGACCCTATGAACCTGACGACGATTGACGATGAACGGTGGGAGAAGTGGCAGCGCGACAACCGCGCCTGGTGGGCGGCCGAGTCGGCGTACTTCGACCTCCGCAACCGGCGGCGTAAGGCTGGCTTGGCGGTGCTGCTGACTGGTGCTGTGCTGCTGCTCCTGGCCCTGGCCGGCGCGGTGGCGCTGGCTTAAAGGGGGGCCTGACGCGGGCCATTACAACCGTATGCCTTGACGCCGGCCGCCGGCCGGTGGTATACTGCCCGTAACTGAATACCGCCCCTCGTGGCTGGAAGAATCCACCAGCGGCAGACAACCCTCCGGGGTCCGTCTGCCGCTTTTTGCATTTGGGGTGCACGTGGCTAAGACCCTGCCCAACCGAATCATCGCCCGCGTCCGCGAGTACTGGACCACCGGCTCAAACTCCCTGACCCGGCAGGTCCGCATCGCCGCGGCGCGCATCTCCCGCTCATGGTGGACATCGACCCACGACTGGAGCCGGCCCGACTATGACTTCTGGCGCCGCGCCTACCACGGCCGGGCCCGCGGCCTGGAACTCTCCGGCCTGTTCATCAAGCCGCTCGTCAGCAAGGTGGCCGGATGGACGCTCGGACCGGAGCCCGACTGGAAGCTGGACAGTGAGCCGGCCGCCGAAGCCCTGGCCGACTGGTGGGCCGACCACCATCCCGAGGTGCTGGCCGCCTGGCGGGCCTCGCTGAAGCAGGGCGACTCGTTCGTCGTCGTGAACTCCGACCTGACCCTGACCATCCTGGCGCCGGAGACGGTGGACCCCATCGTCGCCGATGACGACTTCTCTAGCGTTGTCGGCTGGCGCGTGACCCAGACCTACCGCCGGCCGGACTCGTCCGGCGACCGCATGACGGTTGTTGATGAGTACACCGCCCAGACCCGCGTCCGGCGGACGGAGATGCCCTCGGGACCGCCAATCGTCGAGACATTCCCCAACCTGCTGGGCCGGCTGCCCATCGTCCACATCCCCAACCAGCCGCAGGACGGCGAGACGTTCGGCCACCCGGAGGCCGAGGCGCTGGTCGAGATCTTCCACCGCTACGGCCAGGTGTTCGAGGCGGCCATCGAAGGCAACGTGCAGCAGGGGCGGGCAACGCCGGTACTGTCGTTCAGCACCAAGGACGACCTGGACCGCTTCTGGGAACTGTACGGCACGACTGAGAAGAACACCCTGCCCGACGGCACGACCGAGTCGCAGACGGTCGTCTCGGTGGACCTGACGCAGCTCCTCACGGTCAGCGGGGCGACGTTCGAATGGAAGTCGCCGCAGCCGTTCACCCAGGAGACGGAGCGCCTGCTGGGCCTGATGTTCTACCTCATCCTGGAGCACACCGAGCTACCCGAGTTCGTGTTCGGCAACGCCATCGCCAGCAGCAAGGCATCGACCGAGACGCAGATGCCCGTCTTCATTCGCTTCATTGAGGGCCGGCGGGCGGAGATGGTCGGCTGGCTGACGGAGCTCGCCGAAGTGGCGCTGGGCTACCTGGCGCTCGTGACGCCCGGCGTGGCGCTGGCCACGCCCGCGCTCCAGTGGGATGCGCTCGACCAGCAGGACGGCAAGCTAACACTGGAGACGGTCTCCTGGGCCTACAGTGAGGGCCTGCTCGACGCGAAGACGGCGCTGCTGCTGTCCCCGCTGGACGTTGAGGACATCGACGCGGTGCTGGCAGCGGCGAAAGCCGAACGCGAGGCGGCGTTCCCCGAGGCGGCCGAGCCGCCGGAAGAGGATGCCTTAGCCCTATTCAGGAAGGAAGTCGAGCGGCAGGAAGCCGCGGAGGATGATGACTGATGGCCTACGACAAGATGCAGCGGCAGATTTTGGAGAAGCTGGACCGCCTGGAGGGACTCGTTCTGGCCCTCTCGGCGCACGGCAAGCCGGCGCACGTCAAGCCGCCGGACGAAACCTTACTGGACCTCAGTATGATGGGCCTGCCGTCGTCGGCCGTTACGGCGCTTGAGGCGGCCGGGATGACAACGGTCGGGGCCATCCGCGCGGCGAGCGACGAGGAGCTGCTGGCGCTCTCGGGCGTCGGCGAGAAGACGGTGGACTCCCTGCGGCGGGCGGTAGGCTAGTGGCGAGTACGTTTCGCAGCCGGCAGCTGAGGCACGAGCGGGCGTTTGCCCAGAGGTTTACGCGCGAACAGGCGACGCTGGCCCGGGAGGCCGGCTCGTTCGTGCTGCGCTACGCCACGGCTCTAAACGAGGTCGGCGAGCGGGCGGTGCCCAACCGGCGCGCCGTCCGCGAGGAGCTGAAGCGACTCGTCTGGAGCCAGCTCGTCAAGCCGTATTTCGTCGGCCGCGGCGACGACCCCTTTTTCGACGACCTGCCGCAATCGCCCTACGCCCGCCTGCTGGCCGACGGCGTGGCCGGCAGCGCGCGCCTGGCGGCCGAGCGGCAGCAGGCGCTCTTGCGGCAGATTGTCCGCGACCCGGCCGTCTACGCCTGGCTGACCGGCCCGCGGCCGCCGGAGCGGGCGACGGAGCAGCGCGGCGCCTACGACCCGTGGCACCGCTGGGTGGACCCCAACGGATACCGTCTGTCCGACCGCGTCTGGCGGGCTGGCATCGACCAGCGGGCGCGCATCGACGCGCTGCTCGACTACCACATTGCCCGTGGCACGGCGGCCGTGGACATCGCCCGTGAGCTGGAAGCCTACCTCACCCCCGGCGCGGCAGTAGCAAGCACCCGCACGCCTTACGGCCGGGAAGGCAGCTACGCCGCCCGCCGGCTGGCGCGGACGGAGATAACAGCCACGGCGGGCCGGGCGACGGTCAACGCCGCCCAGGCTAACCCTTTCGTCGGCGGCGTGCGCTGGGCGCTGTCGCTGTCGCATAGCAAGGCCGACATATGCGACGACCACGCCCGCGGTGGCCCCGAAGGCGACGGCATCTACCCGCCGGACGAGGTGCCCGACTATCCCGCCCACCCGCACGACCTCTGCAGCCTGCAGCCGGTCGCCGCGGCCGATACGCGTCAGCTGGTGGCCGATTTCCGAGCCGAGATGCGGGCCGCCGCGCCGCGGGCACTGCTTCTGCAAGGGCTGTTCGATGTGGCGACCCTGACGCGGGCGATTCTGAGCGGGTTCATCGGCGAGGTGATCGCCCGGCTGGCCGCCGTGCCGGTAGGAGGCTGAGATGCCCAGTAAAGCCAACGAGATGAAACATGTAACCGATGTGATGGCCGTCTGGGAGTTGCGCGGCGACTACCCGGACGTTCCGCTCGCGCCCGACGTGGACTATGCAGCCCTCGTCGCCGGCGACGAGCAGCCGATGTTCGTCACCCTGCCCATTGGCAAGGTGGACGCTAAGAGCGCGAACGGCCGCTATTACGATGAGTCCTTCGTCCAGGAGCTTGAGCGTCAAGTGCTGGAAAACAAGCCCGTGGGGCTGATGGGCCATCTGAGAGCGGCGGACCGGGCTACGGAGTTCCCGCTGGAGGCCGTCCACTGGGTTGGGGCGCAGCGAGTCGGCGAGTTGCTTTGGGGCAAGGGATACGTGCCGCCGGGCGAGGCCCGGGAGCGCATCCGGCGCTACAAGGCGCAGAACAAGAAGATAGCCACCTCGATTGATGCCTGGCTGGAGGCGACCTGGGATGAGGCCAAGAAAGCCTACCGGGCGCTGGCCAAGGGGCTGAAGCTGAACCAGATCGACATCGCGCCGGCCGACCGGGCCGGCATCCCCGACCTGGCCGCCGTGCCCCGGCTGTCAACCGAGATGAGCGAAGAACCTAAACAAGTGGAGATCAATCCTATGGCTGAAAAGCTGGAAATCATCCGCGAGATGACGGCTGAGGACGCCGATCTGCTGCCCAAGCCGGTGCGTGAGGCCATCCTGGCCAGCACCCGGCCGGCGCCTGAGGTGGAGCTGGTCAGCCAGCTCCGCGAGGCGCTGGGGGCGGACGAAAAGGCCGACCTGGTGTCCATCATCCGCGAGATGAAAATCGAGAGAGAGCGCGCCGCGGCCGAGTCGGTGCAGGCGCGCGTTGTTGATCTCGTCGCCGACCCGGAGACGGGCGTCAAGGTCGAGGCTCTGCGCGGGCTGGTGACCGAGCTGGTCATGGCCCGCCGGCCGGGCACGCCGGACGAAGCGGCGGCCGCCTACCAGGCGGTCGTTGCCGGCGAGTCGGTCAAGGCGGCGCTGGCCGCGCACGTGCGCGAGACGATGGGCCCACCGCAAGGCACGCCCGTCGCCGGACAGAACGGCAAGGCCAAGTACTTCGTCATTCCTGAGGAGACAAGCTGATGGCACTCGGTGACACATTCTTTGAAAGCGACGGCAAGGCGGTCGACGTCTCGCTGCTTTACACGGTGGGGAAGGGCGAAGTAGCCGTCGTCGAGGGCTGGCTCGGCATTGCCGGGGCCAGCGGCGACAGCGGCGACGAGATCGCCCTCATCGTCGACGACCGCGAGTACCAATTCGAAGTGCCGGCGGCGCTGTCGGTGTCTAAGGGCGACATCGTCTATCTGGAGGTGGCCGACGTTACCGGCCACACCCCGGATAGCACCGCCTGGGGCACAACGGCCGGCTCCGGCAAGATCGCGTTCTTCAAGGCCACGGCCGACGTCGACGCGAATGACATCGTGACCGGCATCATGCTGGCTCACAATGCCCTGTTGAGTTAGGGAGGCCAACATGCCTATTCAATTCATCACCAAAGGCGGCCTCTCTAAGCAGGTCGCAAATGTCAAGTTCCCGGCCGGCCTGCGTCTGGCCGACCATCTGCGCGAGCTGAAGGCTGAGGCGAACGGCCATCGCGTCTACGAGTTCATCGGGACCGATACCTTCGGGACGGAGTGGAATACCCGCCAGCGGTTTGAGGTTAACGCCGGCCGCGACGAGGAGCCGCTCGTCTACCAGGCGCTGTACGACGTCATCGAGGACGCCGGCCTGCCGAAGAACATCAGCGTTAACCGCATCGGCCCGGGCGGCGTGGTCTTTGAGCAAGTGCTCGAAGGCGGCGAGGTCAAGTTCTCGAGTATTCTCAGTTCCGAGTTCTCGGTGCCCATCCGGCACTACGCGACCGGGCTGGAGTACTCGAAGGACCTGGTGGTCTTCAACGAGCTGTGGCGGGTGCCGCTCATCGAGCGGCAGATAGGCATCGCCTTCAACGCGCTGCTGAACCACCTGCACCTCAACCCCATCCTCGCGGCAACCTACGCCGCGGCCAACCAGACGCCGGCCAATACCGCTGGCTCGACGACGGTGGAGGACCACCTGCTGACGCTGGAGGATGCCATCCTCAACAGCAAGGCCGATGGGACGAACCCGCGGCGCGGACCCTACGCGCTGCTCATCTCCTCGGCCGAGCAGTTCGTGATCGAAAAGGCGCTGCAGCAGGTGCCGCAGCAAGGCATTAGCCTCCAGGCCGGCAGCGCGTTCGACGCCATCCGGGCGGTCATCGTCTACGACGGCTGGACGGGCACGCGCGGCGCGCTGGCCACGACCTACACCGGCGTGGCGGCCGGCACGGGCTACTTGGTCAACCTGGGCTACCGTGGCCAGGACTTCCAGAGCTACATGAAGCAGTCGCTGTCCGACGCCCTGATGGAGACGGACATCAGCCGCTTCATGACTCAGGTGGTCTGGGACACGTACTTCGGCGTCTATGCCAACCCCATAGCCGCGACCGAGGAAGTGACCTGGCCGTAAGAGTGGCTGCTGGTGGCCGGTCACCAGTAACTGGCAACCGGCCACCGGCTACCGCCAACCAACGATGACCATCGTCAACGTCTTCGCGCCCGGCCACTTCGACGAGTACGACAGCTATGGGCTGTTGGGCTGCCAGCTATTGCGCCACCTGGACCGGCTCGGCGTCCACGTGAATGCCCTGGCGCTGGGCGGCTCGGAGAAGGGGAACCAGAGCGCCGACGTGCGGCGCATCACGGCGCGCCCCATCCGGCCGGCGTTCGGCGGCCTGCTGCTTGGCTACCCTACGGGCTACCCCAAGCACGGGCTGCTGAGCGCTATGGGCCCACGGCTGGCGGTGACGATGTTCGAGTCGACCAGACTACCGCCGGGCTGGGTGGATGTGCTCAACCGGCTCGACGGCGTGGTCGTGCCCTCGACGTTCTGCCGCGACACGTTCGCCGCGGCCGGCGTGACGGCGCCGCTGCATGTCGTGCCGCTGGGCATCGGCGAGGCGTTCCGGCCGCGGCGGCGAGAGGCCGGCCGGCCGTTTACGTTCCTGGCGATTGGCGACCGGGGCAAGCGCAAGGGCATCATGGAGGCCATCCGGGCGTTCGTGCTGGCGTTCGGCGACGACCCGGCCTACCGGCTGGTCATCAAGGCGCGGGAGGTCGGCGGCCGGGCAGCGAACATCCTGAACCCGAACATCGACCTCGTGCGCCGCGACCTGTCGGCCGAAGAGCTTGCCAAGCTCTTCTATGCGGCCGACTGCATGGTGTTCCCGTCGCGGGGCGAGGGCTTCGGGCTGCCGCCGCGCGAGTTCGCCGCGACCGGAGCGCCGGTCATTGCCACGGCCTGGAGCGGCCTGGCCGACGACATCGAGGCCTGGGGCATCCCGCTCGGCTACCGGCTGGAGCCGGCCGACTGGCGCGGCGTCCCCAACCTGGCCGGGCTGGACCTTGGCGACTGGGCGGTACCGGATTCCAACGAGCTGGCGGTCCTCATGCGTCGTGTAGCCGACGACCGGGAGGCGGAGGCCGAAAGAGCGTGGGAGCGCGCCCCGGCGGTGCTGGAGATGTATTCCTGGGAGCGGTTCGCCGCCGAGGTGTACCGCCTGTGGTGTGAGGCCGCATTCTCGCGGCCCGGCAAGGAAGTGATGCATGGCAGCCACGCCGCTGCTGTCGCGGCCGGTTAGCCAGCTGGTTAGCCAGGCGCAGATCGAGGAGGTCGCCTTCCGGCGCTGGTCGGAACGGCTGCCCATCTACAGCCGCAAGCGGTGGGAGTTCGCCTACATCGCCCAGGCGGTCGAGGTACACGGCATGCTCGTGCCGGGCGCGCGCGGGCTGGGCTTCGGCGTCGGCCGCGAGCCGCTGGCGGCGCTGTTCGCCGCCCACGGCCTCGACATCGTGGCCACCG